AGGAAATATAATTGGTTCTAGATTAGACGTCCCAGTAGGAACTAGAATGTCCTCTGGAGTAACCGTAGCAACTAGTGCTCCTGGTACTGGTGCAATAGCCTTTGCTGTTTGGAACGAGCTTATAGCCAGCCACCTAGGAACTGGTACAGTAGGATCTAAGCTTAACTCAGCCGCAACTGCTGGAGATCCTTGGAGTACTACTATCCCAGGTAGCTATGGTGCGGGCACCGCAGGATATATTATAGGAAATAACCTAGACTCAAAGGTATCTACAGCAGGTGGGGGAGCTACTAAAGTTCCTGTATTTGGAATTCCTGCAATATTAATAGAGATAGGACCTGTACTATCCATGGCAGACGGTATGGGCAATACTTCTGCTGTAGCTGGGGCAATAATAGATATCTATGTATCTACAGACTCTCCGGCTGTTGGAGCCGGAACCTTTACTGCAGTCACAGACAATACTGGTAAGGCTGCTATTACCTTTACTCAGGGTGGTAGTACTGACTCCTGGGTAGTAAGAACTACTTATCCTGCAGGCTCCTGGGATAGTGCTAGACCAAGCTTTGTATATACTAGTGTAGAAGAACTATTATAATATAGAAAATAAATGTGCTATAATATTCTGAATACTCTAAAATAGTACCTATTTTCTAAAAATTATGCGTAGGAGGCCAATATGGCTAAAGTAAATAAGAACTCAATGCCTGGAGTTAGAGCAAGTGGAGGTGGAAATAGTGGTACTGCACAATCACCACGAGTTCCTCCGATTGCTCACGCGGCCCCTCAACTCAGGCCGCCTAATCTAAAAACCACATATGGAGCCGGTGACGGTGCCGGTGGTCCAAGTGTTCCTGCAAATGATGGTGGGAACAGAAAGACTCCCATAAGTGCAAACAAGTTGCCAATGCCACAAAACCACGATTCATACAATCCTCCTTCAAAGTAATCTTATTGGTCGGCTCCCTACTCAGGTAGGGGGTCGGCCTCTTATTTTAGTAAGGTAATCATGACTGAAGAAGAACTAGCTCTATTAGTACCCATACTAGAAAGTCCACTAAAATGGGCAGAAGCCTTCTTAAAGAACCCAGAAACAGGGGACCCCTTTGTAGCTAATTATGTAGAAAAACAAATACTAGGTTGTGATAAAGATAGAGTAGTTATAAGAGTTGCAAGACGAACCGGAAAGAGTTATTCTCTTTCAATACTAGCTATATGGGCATGTATGGTTCACAAGTACTACAATGTAGTTATCTTTTGTCCTGACGACACTAAAGTAACAGAACTGTTTGGGGTTATAGACGGGTTTATAGATTCAACACCTGTAGTTAATGAAGCTATTAGTGAAAGTACTAAGAGTCCTCACTATATAAAATTTAAAAATGGTTCTACAATTAAAGGTAAAACACTTGGATCTTCCTCTAAAAAAGAGGGTGTAGGTGCAAGAAGTTTGGGTGCCCATCTTCTAATACTAGATGAGGCAGCCTACATGTCTGATGGTGACTTCTCAGCTATTAATGCAATTATAGCTGGGGACAAGTACAAGGACGGAGTCAGAACCTTTGCAGCTAGTACACCCACAGAGTTTCACGGTGTGTACTACAGCATGTGCAAAGATGATAGTGGAACCTGGCACGAAATACATATTCCTATTACCGAGAATCCAGACTTTACAGAAGAAGATGTGGCGCTGAGAAAAAGTCTAAGTCTTGGTTCTGAGCGTGAGTGGATTCTAGAATACCTTGCAGAATTTATTGATGCAGGTATGAACGCCTTTAAGAATAGTGATATTGATACTGCGATGACAGACTATACTTATGCAAATAAGGGATATGCAGCTTCAAGTGCATACAGAGCTATGGGAGTTGACTGGGATAAGTATCAAGCTGGTGTTAATATAGTTATAGTTGAAACTGTTATCGGCCAAAGTAAGTATAGAATTATCTATAGAGAAGAGGTCCCACGCAGCGAATATACTCTTACAATGGCAACAGAAAGAATTATAGCCCTAAATGATTCCTTTAAACCTGACCACATATATGTTGATAGAGGATATGGGGAGCAGGCAGTAGAAATATTAAAACTATATGGTAAGAAGAATCCTGGCACTAAGTTACAAGAAAAGATTAAAGGATTTAACTTTAACGAGAACGTAGATTTAGTCGATCCTATTACCGGTAAAGGAATAAAAAGACAGTTTAAGACTACTATGTTAAATGTCATATTTAGACTATTTGAAGATAAGCAGTTTGAGTTTAGTCAGTATGATAAGCAGTTTGAAAAGCAGCTAAGAGGCTACAAAATAATTGGTAGTGGTCCTAATACCATTAAGACTACTAGACTAAATGAACATATTATTGATGCTTGTGGGCTAGCCTGTTATGCACTACACTCAAACTATAAAGATGATATAAAATTTATTCCTACTAACATGGTGTATGTAACTAAGCCACCAAAAGTAGTTCCAAGTAAATCTACTATAGAAAAAGATAAAGATTTATTTAGCAATATGAAGTCAGCTTTTACTGATAAAAGAGTATATGCTAATATGGGTCGCGGGTCTCTGTCTCAAAAGTATTCTGGCAGAAGTAAGTTCTAAAGGATAGAACATGTCTCTTGATAGAATTACAAAGAAAGTAGTGCTTGAAGAAACTATTCCTCAAGTATTATTACCTGAGTATAGTACAACTGTAGGACATACTGAGGAAGAGGACACACCTTCTTATACAACAGACAACTTAACTACAGAATATAATCAAGAAATCTCTGCCTGGAACGATTTATTAGATAGTGCCACAACAAGTCTTAACTCATATACTAGTAATGCTTCTCAGCTAGTTTCTGATATTACCGGTACTACTTCTATAACTCCTAAAATTCTTCAAGACTGGCTTAATACAGGAAATTCTATTTGGCCCGATGCAGTTATATCCTATGAAGAAGAGCACTGGGATAATGGCACATCAATTCTTGGAATGCTTTATGGAACTATACTAGAAGTAAAGAATGAACTAGAAGGTTCTCTTACCTCTATAGCAAACTCTGTTTCGACTCCAAGCCTTCCTAAAGAAGTTTATAAGACTGCACAGTCTCAAATAAATAATGCACAAACACTTAGAAGTCGTATTGATGCTGCTACTAAAAAAGCAGAGAAAGAAATGCCTGAGTGCTATATAAGAAAGGCAGCCAGAATACTACAGAAGACCTATAAGAAAAGTAGTTCTGGAGTTAGCTATTCTACTTCTCAGGCTTCTAAGAAAGACTTTGTTAATATAATTACCTCTATAAGATTAATACTCAGGTATCAGCTTATCGAAGATAAGATAAATTGGAAGAATACAAGAAAGAATGTTCTTAATAGATTTATTCAAGTACTTTCTACTAACCTATTAATGAAGTCTGCCATATATGTTGGAAAGCTTGAAGAAAAAATAAATCAACCAATTTATGATCTTATATCCAAATCTATAGAATTAACCGATGAGGGTGGATGCGAGGCATTTGATGAATTAATATCCATAGTTATCGGTGAAACACAAAAACTTAAATTAGATTATGTATCTAAGATATATGAACTAGAAAAGGAAATAAATAATAAGTATGGCTTACGAAGTAATCTTGTAGATATGGCAAGTCATAATGTTACAATGAATAAACATCTAGCAACCCTGGATATAATACTAGACTCACTAGAGACTGTTCTAAGTTCTGGTAACCTTAGTCAAGAAATGGTTAATTATGTAAAGGGAAAAGTCGTTAAATAGTTGTATACCTAACCTTACTAGGTATGAAAGGTATCTAGCTATAGCGGTCAATTACCAGTGTCCGTGGATACAACTATAGAAAGGTCCTCTATGAGATTAAAAAGACTTTTAATATACCTGTCTGATTTTTTATGGCTAAAGGTTTTGGGTGGAAACTCAATAAAAAAGCAATATAGTAATAGATGTAAAGCTATTACTAGCATTGCTCTTGGTTGCGTTAGTTCAGATGAACCATATGTATTAGACGGAAGGTGGAGTTGGTTTAGTATTAATAATACGGTGTATCCAATTAGTATTCTATTTCCAGAACAACCACTAGCTATACAGGTGTTCGGTCCAGAGATTGGTCCTTGGAGAGAGTGTAGACCTTACTGTAAGAATAAGGAGTCTTGGGATAAAGCTAACGAGGTTTCCAAGCTACTCCAATACTTATGTAAAAGTGCAAATATTCCTATTGTCTGTATCTACTGGGACGAAGCTATAGATCAATTAAGCATAGAATCAAGAATAAAGCCTTTATTAAAACCAGATATAGGGGTGTAAAAAATGCCAATGTTTGAACCTCACAAGCAAATAAGAACTGGTATAAAGGCTTTACGTGCAGAATCCATAACCAAATTGAAGTCTGCAACTACTAGTATTACTAGTCCAGTTCTAAGTTATCAAGTTGGGTATGGTCAAAGAGCTCTTTCTGTTGGTGTAAAACCTCCTTTTGATATTAAGGCAGTCAATAATGCATACCTTGTTGATAGTTATATTAGACAGGGTATTGACAAGTATATAGAGACTGTTTTAAAAGAAGGTTGGTTCATACAGGGGGAGGAGGAGCCAAAGAACTATATAAAGAAACGAATAAAGGCTCTAGAACTTGCCTCTGGAATTGACTGGCACCTTATAGTAGAGAGTGCAGTAAGAGACTTTGTAAAGTTTGGAAACTGCTTTATTCTACAGGTTAAGGTTCCCAATCCAGTACCGGGTCTACATCTAAGGTCTAGTACTGGTAAGGTAGTAGCGGCATACTTCAACTTACCGGCTTATCAAATGGAACCGCAGCTAGATGATGATGGTAACGTAGTTAATTGGATACAAACTGTAGGACATGTATCAAAATCATTTCCTGTTGATGATGTACTACAATTTACCTACTGTAAAGATGCTGGTGGTATTTGGGGAATTCCTCCTGTAGTATCTGTTATTGAAGATATTAGAGCGCTAAGACAAGCAGAAGAAAATGTTTTAAAGCTAATATATAAACATCTTAATCCATTAATTCACCAACAAATACCAGACTTAACTGGCACCGGAGAAGGTAGACAAGAGGATGTAGATGACGCTATTAAAAATATCCAGACATCTGCCCCAGACGGATATATAGTCACACCACCTGGTCATACTATTAAAGTTATAGGCGCAGAATCCCAAGCAATTAGAGCAGAAGGATACTTAAGGATGTTTAAGCAAAGAGTATTCTCCGGTCTTGGGGTTTCTGAACTAACCATGGGTGAAAGTGATGGAATTACTGCCGGTACCGCAGAGGCACTAACTGCCCAGATGCATAATAAGTCCAAGACATACCAATCCCTTTTATCTATAAACATAACAGCCTCTATTTTTAATACTTTACTAACTGAAGGTGGTTATGATCCCTGGAACAATGAAAAAGATCAAGTAGTTCTAGGCTGGAATGAGATAGAGATAGAGAGACGAATAAAGGAACAAACACATTCATTGAATCTATGGACAATGAATGCTATTTCAGCTACCGAACTAAGAAAAGATTTACATCTACTAGAAGACGCTGATTGGAAGGATTTCTACTCCCACAGGGTTCAGATACCACAACTTGTTGCTTCAAGAATTGGAATGGATCCTTTGGAAATGGATGACGATGAGGTCAAGGAACTACTAACTCCAGAGAAAAATAAAGTTCCAACTAAAGACATAACAAAGACCGGTAAACAAGCTAAGAATATAGTATCTCCTTCTAATAAAACTACTGGTCCACTAGCAAAGGCTGGAGCACCAACCGCGCAGAAAATGTCTACAGACTATACTCAGCTGTGCGAAGCCATAGTTAATCTAATACCAAAAATAAGGTCAGGTGAGGTAGATTCTAAGTACTTATGTACACTATTTCCAATAACTAACTACTATGTCGAAACTCTTTGTTCTCTGCTAGTTGATGATGCCTCCTTACACTCTGAAACTCTAGGATATCTTAGAGTTAATGCAAGACTTAACAACGATAGGGGGAACATCCTAACCCTACTAGGTGGTAATAAATGAAGGGATTTCTTGATCTAATTAGAAATATTCTATATAGATATGATATAGAAATTGCTGAGTTTCAATCTATTTGGGCAAAAGTATTAGTAGGTGTAGGTCTGCTTGTTGGCCTGTCTCCTAAAGAAGATTTGGCATACACTGCTATCTCAACTGCTAGTAACTTAAGTCTACTATCTACTGGAATAATAATCATTGGTATTGTTCATACCATAGGAATGGTAAAGGATTCTATAAATTATAGAAGATTAGCTAGTCTACTGGCCTGTATTGTATGGTCCTATATAACAGTTGTAGTTGGATTGAAGCACGGCATCCTAGCCCTAATAACATCAACATTCGCTCTATCTTCTGCTTTAGTATACCTGAGATTAACTGGAATACTGTCCAGAAGCCAGAGAAGGGAGGGAACTGATGGAGATGTACTTGCCGTATCTGGCATCAGTACTGAGCGGATTAGTGGTATTCCTACTAGGTCTCTTCATAACAAGGCTGGAGAAGAGTAGAAGTGGAGATTCTTCTGTAGTAATAAAAGAGATTGATGACAGAGCAAAATTAACAGAAGAACTGTGGGAAGAGGTAAGACTAAGTAGAGTAGATCGTGCTAGACTCAATAATGAATTACTTGAGGAAAGAAAGCGCAATCTAAAACTAGAACTACAGAATGAAAGACTATCAATACAAATAGACAAGCTAAAGACAGGAGAGAAGAATGGGGAGAATTAGACTAGAAGAAACGGCCATTCTCAGTCCTGGTAATGAGACACTGGAACGAGTTAGGGAAGCCTTTCAAGGAGAACTCCCAGAGGTAATCTACCCGGATATAAGAGCCATTACTGCAAATAAGGTAACTAGAAATAAAACCCTATATCCATCTGAAAGTCTTATGGGATCTAGGGACATAGGTTCTGGTATATCTAGTCTTTTGTATCCCTATCCAGTTCCTATAATAGAAGGGCACCGAGCTCATACTGGTGTACTTGGTGGGGCTTCTAGTCCTGTATTTGGAAGAGTCAAATTTGCTAGGTTTATTAATGAGGGGTCTGGTGGGTACGTTTCTGTTATACCTGCCATAACAGACCCAGAGGCGATTTCGCAGATACTAACTGATCGGTTCCTAACAGTTAGCATAGGAGTAGAAACAGACCTTATCAATTGTTCCATATGTGGATGCAACATCTCTGCAGGTGAGGAATGTGAACATCAGAAAGGTCATATGTACTTTGTAGAAGGAAAACCGATGGAGGCATACTGGAGGATAGGTCCAGTATATTTCCAAGAGATTTCCTTTGTTACTATACCAAGTGATACAGAAGCTAGAGTTCTAAATAAGAATGTTAAAATAGAAAGTCTTTCAATCTTAGGTGGGGAGAGCAAGAGATCTGGAGAAGTTATTCTACAAGAGCATGTAGCAGATTTTGAGCACCTAAAGAGTATGTGGGGAGTTTCTATTACCTCAGAAAGGAAGTCTAACATAAATAAAAATCTAGCTGTAGTTAGAGACCAAAAATTTGGAGTGGAGTATCCTTTATTTTCTATTAATGAGAATAATGCTTCTGAAGTACTTAGTTCTATTGTCAATTCTACACTACCAGAAAAGTACACCGGTGGTATATTAGCTAATGCAGTAAATTACTGTGAGAGTAATTCTATTGCTGTCGATGAACAGTATGTAGACTTAGTTTCAAAGTATAATATC